GCGAGAAACGCTGTGGTTCGACCGAATGCATTTTTGCGGCGCAAAAGCGCCGCTTTTTCTGCATGCAATGCAGAAAACACAAGAAAATGCAATCGGCACGGAGGCGGCGCAGCCGCCGGAGTATCCCGCTTATCGTTCCACTTTCCTTTCTCGAAAATCAGCCGCATTTCTTTAGTCATGCGACCTGACCCAGATTTGACCCAAACGGGCGCGAAAACGTGGTGGATTTATTGAGATTTATTTGACAAAACAGCATAAGTTTCTTTGTTTTCACGAATATTTTGAACGTTTTAGCGGCGGCTGCAAGTTGCAGCCGCCGCTTTGGTTTTGGGGTCAGATCGCGTTGCGGATGGTGTTTCCGATTGCGTCCGCCGCGCTCTGTTTCATACCGGGTGTCGAGTGAACGTAAGTGCTGAGCGTGAATCCTGCGCTGAAGTGACCCAGCGTTTCTGAAAGTGTTCGCACATCCACGCCGCTTTTCAGCGATAACGTCGCGAATGTGTGCCGCATGTCATGAAAACGCATATGCTCCGCGCCGATTTCTTTGATGATCCGATCATGTAGCCTGCGGAAGCCATCCGGGTCCCACGTTTCCCCAGTACGTGGAGATGGGAACAAATACGGATTCGCCGGGTGTTTTTCATGCTCCTCTACAAGAAGCTTTACTGTATCTGTTGGGAGCAACACTGTTCGGATGGAATTTGGCGTTTTTGGCGTGCTGATGACCAGCTTTCCATTCTGCCGCGCGACGCTTTTGTTGATGGACAACGTGCAGCTCTGAACGTCCAAGTCTTCCCACCGCAAGGCCAGCAATTCCCCGCGCCGTAACCCCGTGGTCAACTCCAGATACATCGGCGCAAGGATCCCATGCTCTTTTGCTGCGCGCAGGTACGGCCCGATCAACGCTTCCGGCAGGATGTTCATTTCCTTGCGAGTGTTTTTCGGGATTTTGCATTTCTTCGCCGGGTTTGCAAGGACCAATTTTTCTTCCACTGCATACTCCAACGCCTTATTCAGCACCACATGAACGCATTGCACCATGCGAGGACTCAGACCGTGTTCTTTCAGCTTCGGCTGGTTTTTCTTCTGCACACGACCGCTCTTGAGCAGCTCGTTGTAAAACTGCTGGATCTGCAGCATCGTCAGCTTTTCCAGCTTCACACTGCCAAGCTTTGGAAGGATGTGGTGATCAATCGCGTTATGGTAAAACTCTTTGGTCGAATATCGCACCTGCGGCTCGACGTAAACGGAGTACCACAGCTTCAGCCACTGTTCGAGTGTATAGCTCCCTGCTTTCACTGGGTCGAGTTTTTTGCTGTCCTCGATGGCAGTACGCAGCTTGTCTTTGACTTCTGCCTGCGTCTTGCCGAGTACGTTCTTTGTGATTGCTTTTCCGTTTGCGTCATAACCAGCCGTATATCTACCTTCCCACCGACCATCTTTGCGTTTGCGAATATTCCCTTCGCCGTTGGCTCGTCGTTTCGGCAT